CTACTCCAAGGCTGAACTAGCCCTCAGCGCCCGTTTAACAGCCGATATAGCCCATCGTAACGGTATCCCCGCGGTGAAGTTATCCCCCGCTGACATCCTTGCGGGCAAGGCTGGCTTCTGCGGCCATAACGATATTACCATTGCCAAGAAGATTGTTGGTGGCCATACGGATCCTGGCCCAAACTTCCCCTGGACAGACTATCTAGCGCAAGTTAATGCTACACTTAAGCCGACGGCGACGACGGTTGCCAAACCATAAGGAGCAATATGAAGATACCTTCTAAAGTAGTTACGGTAGTAGAACATTATGCCATTGCCTACGTATCCACCATTGGTGGTATCTGGTATTCAGGCGACCATCACCCACTAGGCGCAGCCAAGGCTGCTGCCGCTGCTGTATTCGGACCAGTTATTGGCGGCATAATTGCCAAGGCTAAGAAGATGACTTTTGTATACAAGGTTGGTAAAACAACCATCAAATCTGCATCTACATCGCCAACTCCTTCAACGGCGGTAGTGACAACTATGCTGGTCTAAAACTTAATAGCACGACATAATCCCCCGTTAATTCGGGGGATTATTTTTTTTTGGGTTTTTACGGTTAGTTCGCTATCGCCTTCGTCGCTCACCTCGGCAACGGAAGCCCTAAAGGCTTCCTCGGTATCGGCACTCGCTATGCTCGTATTATACACATACGCCATAGGCTCTTGTCAAATCGAGCCTATGCCAGTTTCGACCCATAGGCAAAAAATGTTTTCCGCGCCAGCGTGTCTCGATTTGACAGCCATGCTGGGTAGTGTGCTATCTTGCACCCATGAACGAAACAACCATACAACATAGATCGTTTAGTGCTTTTACATCATGGCTACGATGCGGTAAAGCCTTTCAACTGGAACGTGAGTTGAAGGCACCATCAGAGCCTGCCTGGTACTTTGCTGGAGGCAGTGCCTTCCATAGTGCCGCAGAGAAATTCCTACTAGCAGAATTCGGTAAGGACAATGGATGACATCGCTAACCTTAAACCCACCCCTGGTGGAGAAGCGGACTACCGTTCACTCGGTCCGATTCGGGTATGCCCGTGTGGATCCGAATGGTGGAACGTCAAATGTAAGTTTGACGATGACTTTGAAATTGGAATCTATTTCACCGATGCAAGTTGCGTCTCCTGTGGTAGCCTTGCTACAGTCGTCACGACAATAGACAAATGAAAAAGAAGCGGGTATTGAAAGCATATTTTCGCAAGAATCCATCGGGTCTGGAAAACCATTGGGCGTTTAGCATCTTCGCTTTCAGACATAACTTTATTATCGGATTGGAGTCAAAGTGGGAAGACAGCACGCAAAGATAATCAGTAAGACGGCCTTCGAGAAGGCGTTTGTTGAGGGCGAAGTAATCATGCGCCGTAACTTGGCAGCGTTGATTGAGAAAGAGATTCAAGACATTATATTTAGTTGTAACGATGGTTCAGGGGAAGCAGATGGGCATTATGTCCGTGGCTTACGCAAAGCCCAAGAGATTGTATTTGGAAAGGTGGAGCGAGATGAATCTTGAAGCCATCTGGGAAGAATCATTTACTGAGGCAATAGCCGACATCGAACAACGCACTGGCACCAATCCAACAGATTGGCGCAGTGGCGGTAGGGCTAGTAAGCAGTATCCCGACAAAGAGAACAAACTTTGGTGGGACGAGAACGGCCTTAAGATGTTCCAAGACTTCGTGGCTACATGGCGCGAGAGCCATATTAAGATTTGGGAAACGCCAGATGGAAAGCCTGGAATCGAACTGGGCTTTAATCAATACTTTGGCGATGTTCTCATCAAAGGCTTTGCTGACCTGGTGGGTGTGCTACCCACGGGTGAGTTAATTGTGGTAGACTTTAAGACTGGATCCAGCACGCCAGATTCATCTATGCAGTTGGGCTTGTATGCTTGCCTCATGGAGATGCAGTTTGGTGTACGTCCCACCCGTGGTTACTTTTACTCAGCGCGTAGCGCAAAGTTTGAAGAAGCCGATGGTATGAGTCGTTGGACTATAGATGTCTTTACCGAACTGTTTGCACAGTTTGCTCGCGGATTAAAGGCAGAAATTTTTTTACCAAATATCGGCATGTCGTGTCGCACCTGCGGCGTAAAGGACTATTGTTACGTCGTTGGCGGAGAACTTTCAGAGATATACGACCCACTAGGAAAAGGAAAATAAAATGGCAAGTGAAGCAACCAAGTTACAGGTCAACTTCAAGTTGGCTGACGGCACACTCATCAACGTTTATGCCGTAGATCAGGCAGAACTAGAAGCCCAACTCACCACCATCGGTGATGTTGCAAGCCTCATTGCTAGTACATCCAGGGCTTTATCTGGTCAAAGCGCAGTAGCGCATATTGCCCAAGGTCTTGGCGGTATCGCAATCAATGCACCAGCAGCACCAGTATCACCACTTTCGTTATCACTAGATCAATGCAAGCATGGCGCACGTACCTTCCGTGAGTCAAAGCCTGGCGCACCAAAGGCTTGGAAGGGTTACTTCTGTCCTACCGCTAAGGGTACGCCAGATCAGTGCGAGCCTAACTTCGCAAAGTAATTAGCGATGCTGTCACTACACCAAGCGGCAGCGAAAAGCACAAATGATTATGCACTGCTACCAGACTTATTCCCCTCGTTTGTACAAGAGGGGATTAGGTTTCGCAGAGGACAGATGACAATGATTGCTGGCGCACCTAATGCTGGCAAGTCGCTCATGGCTCTTTGGATGGCAGTACAGATGAAAGTGCCGACGCTGTACATATCAGCAGATACGGACGGCTACACAACCGCAATCAGAGCAGCATCTATGATTACGGGTCATAAAACAGATACCGTTGAGGAAGCATTTTCAAGCGGTGCTGGACAGGACTTCTACGGGCAGGAACTGGAAGCAGTTACCCACCTACAGTTTGACTTTGCACCATCACCAACGTTGGATGAAATTGATTTAGCAATACGAGCATACGCAGAAGCGTATGGCGAATATCCGCACATGATTATTGTAGATAACGCTATGAACGTGGTATCTATGGCTGGCGATGATTGGTCTGGGCTACGCGAGATTGCTAAGGCTATGCACCATATAGCCCGTGAAACAGAGGCGGCTGTGGTACTGTTGCACCATACAAGTGAAGCAGAAGGCAAGCCAGACTTGCCACCAAGTCGTAAATCTATTCAAGGTAAGATTGCACAATTACCAGAGATGATCCTTACCGTGGCATTGGTGCCACATTCAGGCGAGTTTCGGGTAGCATGCGTAAAGAACAGGTTTGCTAAGCACAGCGCCACTGGTGATAACTTCTTAACGCTATGGGCGGATGCAAGTAGAATGACGATATACTCAGATATACGCGAAATGCGCGTCGGTGTAACCTCAAGGGAGATGCAGTGAGTAGTTACGGAAAGAAGAAAGGCTCAACCTTTGAGACTGGTATCTTGAAGTGGCTACGCTCCAAGGGAGTTAACGCCGAACGTCTGCGCCTAGCGGGTAAAGATGACGAGGGTGATATCGTGGCGTTTGTCGCTGGTAAGCCNTNTGTNTTTGAACTTAAGGCTACGGCNAAGATGGATCTACCACAGTTCTGGCGTGAGGCTACAACCGAGGCTGCCAACTATGCCAAGGCTAGAGGCATCACGCCAGTTCCACCAGCCTATGTCATCGTCAAACGCCGTATGGCAGGACTTGACCAGTCGTGGGTAATTAGCGATTTGAATACTTGGCTACGAATGAGTGGAGTGGGTGAATGAGCGACATGAATCGTAAACGCATTGTTCCCGACAAAAAATGGGTGAATTTAATCGGTAAAGAATTAAATGATCCAAATAGTTTATATAGGCTTGTGGATAAAGTTGCGATACAGATACCTAACGATAAAGATTATGACACAATTAACAAAGCGGGTAAGAAACATTTTCGCCCTTGCGATAAAGATGAAATGCACACATTTAAGCGTATGGGCGATACATCAAATACCTACAAATACGTGTTAACAATTCAAGCGATTGAAGATTGCCCGCAATGCAAAGAGGAATTGGCAAGGCGGGAAGAAAATAAGCGCATTGCTGAAGAAGCACGAAAGTTTAAGGATTCAATAGAAGTTAAAGTGGGACTTTGCGATAATTCCTCAAGTTACGAATGGTCCGAAGCAGAGATTGGCAAATCTCCCGATGGGAGATTGTGGATCCGTTACGGCGCTGGTTGTTCTTGCAACAGCATTGGCGACGAGGAATGGGTGCCATTTACCGAAGCGCGGCAAGCCAATGAAGCAGTAAGGCATATAGGCGGCGCTCCGCACAAGCGGGCAGAATTTATTGCCGATGCATGGGGATTGTTAAGTGATAAGCAAGCCTGACCTTGGCGCCGTGCTAGAGCATTACGGCATCCACGTCATAGAGCGTCACGGATGGCAGGCTTGTAAGTGCGTGGTGCATGAGGATTCTCATGCCAGTGCGGCGTATAATTTGGATAAGCAAGTATTTAACTGTTTGGTTTGCAATTTGCTTGGGGACGTGTATGATTTAGTGCAACGCAAAGAGGATATTAAGGAGTTTACAGATGTTAAACGCAGAGCAGAGAAAATCGCTAACGGAATCAGCGCAAAAGTACCACAACGCTCTAACACCACAGGCAGTCTCTTACCTACAGGCACGCGGCATAACCAAGGAAGTGGCAAGTACATTCCTTCTTGGAAGCGTCGTGGAGCCTAGTGCTGGCCATGAGCATGCAGTTGGCCGTCTGTCAATCCCTTACATCACTCCTGCTGGCGTTGTGGGCATTAAGTTCCGCGCCATTGGTGATAGTACGCCTAAATACCTATGGCCTACGGGTCAAAAGATTGGGCTATTTAACGTTGGTGATTTGCATAAATACTCTGATACGATTGCCATTTGCGAGGGAGAGATTGATACGATTATCGTGTCGTCTTTCTGCGGCATACCTGCTGTTGGCATTGCGGGAGTCAGTCAATGGAAGCCCTGGTTTCCCAAACTCTTTGAGTCTTATACACGTATACTCATTTTTGCCGACAACGACGTTAAAGAAGATGGTCGCAATCCTGGACAGGAATTAGCAGGACGAATCAAAGAGGACCTAAACACTGCCACTGTGGTACAATTACCACCTAACCAGGATGTTAATGATGTCTACCTATCGGAAGGTTCGGGATGGTTTATGGATAAGGTAAATGCATAATGAGGCGGCCAAGGTCCATTAACGTATCTGGACAGCGGTATAAGGTCAAATATGACCTAACCGATCCTGATATTTATGGCATTACGACTTCCGATACCAACACAATTCAACTACGTCCAGATTTGCCAGAAGATAAATTACTGCGCGTATTTGTGCATGAGGTTACCCATGCCGTTATCTTTGAAACACCTTTCTCCACTCGCAAACGTTTTGATGTAGAAGAAGTATGCGATATTATCGGCTATCATTTTCTCAATGTCTTGCGTGATAACCCAGAATTAGTTGCGTACATCCTTCACGAAACGGAGCAAGGAGACGATGAGGAAGACGCGGTAAAATTATAATGCATTCCTTTATGTATGGGCCAAAGGATGGGGCGTCAGTCCCGCCCCAACTATGGGCGTTGACCGTAATCGAAATGGAACAAAAATTACACACGGGTGATACAATAGTGTATTACTATGAACTGGACGAGGATAGCCATGACTGGATCTACCGAGGACAAGAAGGAGAGAACAATGAATGACAAAACTACAGGACCTTACCCTGGCGTGTCAACTGTTGAAGGATCTTGGGTTTCACATTATTTCGACAGAGATATCCACGGGAACGTTGGTAATCCGCTGCCCTGGGATTCGAGAGTGAAGTTAGATAATAATTTTGCAACAGAAGTATGGAAGATCATGGATGGCGCTGGCAATCTGCTTCTTAAGAAGCATGAGGCGTATGGACCTAAGAACATTGCTCAAGCCCCTGGTGGGGCTGAGAATGGCCTTCGTGTACGCATGTGGGACAAAATGGCAAGGCTTAACCACATTTTAGAAAACCCAGGGGTGGATGTTAATGACGAATCTATTGAAGATACCCTGCTGGATCTTCTTAACTACAGTGCGATTTTTCTATTGGTTAGGAAAGGCAAATGGCCTGCGTCGTAACCGACTGCAAAAAGGAAATATTCAACAAAGGCAAGTCACTTTGTGCTATGCATATTATCGGCTAAAGCGTAATGGCGACGTAAATAGACTTGTCATTCAAGAACGTAAACAAAATTGGCATGAAAGATTTTGGGCAAAAGTAAATAAAACTGTTACTTGCTGGGTGTGGACTTCGACTATAGACACATATGGTTATGGAATATTCCAAGAATCCTATCCCGAAAGAAAAACCGTCAAAGCCCACAGGGTTGCCTACACCCTTGTCAAAGGCGATATACCAGAAGGTCTTACTTTGGATCATTTGTGCTACAATATTAAGTGTGTCAATCCAGATCATTTAGAACCAGTTACGTTAAGCGAAAATTCTAAACGAGCAGGCAAACGCCGCGCCGAAGCAATGGCTTTCTATTTGGAGAATAAATGAAAAAAATCGTTATCGTCCCAGACTTGCAAGTTCCCTTTCAGGACAAGGGTGCGGTTAAAGCCTTCGGGCGATTCATCCAATGGTACCAACCAAACAAAGTAGCCTGCGTTGGTGATGAGATTGACTTTCAGGGTATCTCCAAATGGAGCCAGGGTACAGAACTGGAATGGGAATCAGACATCGGCAAAGACCGCGATGAAACCGTTGAAGTAATGAAGCGGTTGCAGATTACCGATATTGTGCGCTCTAACCACCGCGATAGGTTGTATAACAAGGTACGCATGGCGGCACCTGGTTTGCGTAAGGCACCAGAACTACGCATTGAGAACTTTATGAAGTACAAGGAACTTGGTATCACCGACCATGGTGAAACCATGGACATTGCGCCAGGTTGGATCATGATGCATGGCGACCAGGGTAATGTCCAGCCTACTGCTGGCGCTACGGCGCTTGGTTTGGCTAAGCGTAGTGGTATGAGTGTTATCTGCGGCCATACCCACAGGGCTGGCCTAACGCACTACACCCAGGCGGTAGATGGCAAGATGAAGACGACCTATGGCATGGAAGTGGGCCACATGATGAACGTGGCCGATGCCAAATATATCAAGGGTGGTTTATTCACATGGGCGCAAGCCTTTGGTCTACTCACCATTGATGGCACAACGGTCCATCCAAAGATAGTGTTTATCACCAATAAATCTTTTGAGGTAGACGGTAAGATATTCAAGTGGTAGTCATAAAATTCTCTGCGGGTGATATCGCCTACGCTATGACAGAAGCCGTAGCGCGATTTAACTTTAACCGTGCCGTGGGTGGCGACTCTTCAAGAGGCGCTGCCCCGACATGGGTGGAGCAATTAGCACGTGAGGTATCTGGTTGTCTTGGCGAGATTGCCATAGGCAGATGGGTGGATAAGTTTCCATTCTCTCTTTTTGAAGACCGTAAGATGGGCGATGTGGGCGAGTTTGAAGTACGCACTACTGCCTATACAACTGGCAAATTAGCAATTAATACATCCGATAATCCAGAGCGTAAGTATTTACTTGTTACGCTACCTAACTACAATACGGCCAATATCGTCGGCTGGATGTGGGGATATGAGGCACAAGTTGAACAGCATTGGGACGAGAAGATCCGCATGCCTACCTACATGGTAAAGCAGGAATTCCTACATGACCCATCGAGTTTATTGTGAGTGAATGGCTAGAAGAGGCTAGTACAATAGCCTCACAGGTAGCACGTGTGGTGCATCGTAAGTATTCCGTCTACTTCGATGTGGCAGACGTGCGCCAGGAATTGCTTACATGGGTTTGGCGTCGTGAGGATAAGGTCAAAGACTGGCTTAGCCATGACCAGACACCAGAAGATTACAGGGGGGGTGTAAAGCAACTAGGTAAAACGCTCACCCGCCAAGCAGATAAGTATTGTCGTAGGCAAAAGGCCCAGAAGTTGGGCTATGAGATTAGAGATGAGCATTTTTACGATCCGCTTACCTTATCAGAGATACTGCCATACGCTTGGGGTACAGTCGTTGAGACGAAGCAACAGGATGGAGAGCGTGTATCTGGATCTGGTAACCCAGCCGAGGGTGGCAACTATGTTGCCCAGATTATTGATATTCGTCGTGGTTTATCCCAAATAGATGAGATGGATCGGGACGTGCTAGAACTTAAGTATGAGCAGCACCTTACCTTTGCGGAGATTGCGGTACAATTAGAGATAAGTGATACCACTGCACACCGCAAAGTAGATGGCGCGCTGCGCCGTCTTAATAATAAATTGGGCGGTACCAATCCTTTCAAGAAGGGGGAAGAGTGACTAAGTATATCCACGACTCTGATTGCTTTACTGAAATACGTCG